ATGAAATCCGGCCCGAACTGGATCCGCCTGTCGGACGCGCAAGCCGAAGCCCTCGAAATGATCGCGCTCAAAATCGCCCGAATACTATCCGGCAACCCCGACTACGCCGACCACTGGGACGATGTGATCGGCTACGCTCGCCTAGCCCGACCGGAGACTGAGGCGCAGGGCGCGCTCGACCTGATAAAGGAGCTGCACAAATGAGACACGCTGACCCTGTCACCCTCGACCACATCATAGAGTTGCGCAAGCGCATTGCGGAGCTTGAGCGACAACTCGACAACGTCCTAGCGTGGATCAAGCCCCTGCAACGCGAAAATGACCGCTTGATAGCCGAGGTCAAGCGCATAGCCGACCACAACCAATTGGAGCATCTGAGGTGAAACCAATTGGAGTACATAACGAACGATGGACGCCTGAGCGTATCGGCATCGCCCACGGGATGCTGCACAGCGGCCTATCGCTCACAAAAACGGCTACGCGAATGGGTATCACCCGCGCAGCCCTAACCGCAGCCCTCAAGCGCCACGGCGCGATGCCTAGAAAGATATGGATATGCTTACCGGATTAATTGTGATAGGACTAGTCACTGTCATGTCAGCGTTGCTCGACATTTGACCCTCCCAGACTTGGCCGCCCCTCACGGGGCGGTCTTTTTTACACCTACATTTTTTGTTTCATCTCTATAATATTATCCTTGGCAACAGGCTCGACCATCCGGCGAAGCTCTGACTTGGGCCTGTGGCGGTACTCAGGAGCGCACCAAATGTGCTTCTTAGTGTTATACTCGCCTGAGTTGCAATGCCCCATGTCAACCCACCTTGCCTCTTTAAGCGCGTGAAGCAACGCCGCCTGTGGAACCTTGGTGCCTTGCGGCATACCGCCCGCCAGACGGTCGCACAGCGCGTGAAGCGGTGACGCGACAACGCCCTTGGCGAACTCGCCGACACGGGTGCGGATCATGTCGACAATATAGCTCTCGGCGATGGTCATGCCCTGCTCGATCAGGTTCATCTTGAACTCGGTCATCATAGGTGCAGCCGCCGGGTTGAACGCGCTCACATCACGACGATGCAGCCACCCTGCGACATCCTCATAGCCGCCTGACTTATACCAGTCCCAGAGCGATGCCGCCTCGTCGGGGTCCATCCGCTCGGCGTGTGACCAAACGCAAAACCAACGCCGATCCTGTGAGGCCAAGCTGATCGGCACCGGATCGTTCGAGAACGCTAGCACGAACATTCGATTGACCATGTCATAAGGATGCAAGCCCTTGCGGTTGATCGACAGCGTCTCAGGCGGCGCGGCAATGATAGGCTTTAACTTGTTAGCCAGAGCGCGGCGCTCACGGGCGTCAGGTTCCTTCAACTCGTTGATGATAAGGATCTCGCTCTCAAGGTGATACGAGAACGCCGACGAAATGCTGTCGTTGTCGACCAGACCACGGTTGCGGAGATCCGGCCCACAGACCGACCAGATGAACGGAGCCCAAAGCGTATCCTTGCCAGAGCCCTCGTCGCCGCCATGCAACACGGCGTGGTTGATCTTAACATCAGGGTTCTGGAGCTTGAACGCCATCATGTTGAAAACGTGCTCGCGCTCGGCGTCGTTAGGGATCAGCACTGCTACATGGTCAAGCCAACGCTGGACGCTGCCCGTGCCGTAACGGTTAGGCCGCGCATCGCGCCAACGGTTGCCATAGACCAGACCGTCGCGGGTAACGAGGACGCTCTGGCCCGCTGAGTAGGTGACGCTGACCAAGGTGCGAGCGCCCATCGCCTGGCGGTTCTCGTCGAAGCACACGGACGCCTCGATGCGACGACCGTTGTGGATGGACTTGCAAGAGACGTGACGGAACAGCGCGTTGAACGACGACCGACTGATCTCACGGCGGTCTTCCATATCGAAGAAGCTCTCGTCGTCTTGGATATACGCGAACCGCTCATACCATTCGGACTTCTCAACGCGGGCTAGCTCCTTGCGCTCGACCTCGGCGATAAGCTCGGATGCGCGGTCGGGGAACGCCTCGGTCGGGGCTATTTTGTCGTAAGTGCGCTTGAGAGTTGAGGCCACGAGTTCTTCACGGAAGCCATACTCGTGTTTGGGGCCACCTTGCTCTGCAACCCAAGAGAGAAAGCGTCGGCTATCCCAATCACCACAGTGTTCATGGAAGCAGCAATAGGAACGGTTGAGAGGATGGTATCGTCCGGTAGGGTTACCGTCCGAATGTTCTGCGGAGTTAGGGCAGACAATGCCAAACCATCCCTCGCCATTTGCAGGTTCGACAATCTCACCACGTCCATAAATCCACGCAAGGACGTCGTCGCGCCCGTCATCATCCAACCGGACTCGCTGGAGTTGGGCTGTGTCGGCTTCGTTTGGTGTGACATCTAACGCCTCGCAGATCTGTTTAAGGGAAAACTCACGTTCAGGATCGAACTCGACAAGGCGCGATCGGAAATTGTCACGCCCAGGCTTCAGGTTCATCGAGCCCTCAAGCCGGAAATTGCGGACGGGGTTAATTGCGCCGCCGTCGGTGTAACCTGCGGCAGCTATCGCCTTGATCGCGGCAGCGAAGTCGCCCTTCAGCGGCTGGTCGTCGAGCGCGAAGGTATAGCCCCATTGGTAGTTGTTAGGTGACGTCTCCATGACCCATGTCGGCGGGAGCGGCGGGATCTTGGACTTGGTGCCGATGTCGTCAAGCACCATGAACGCGACGCGGTCGCAGTAGGATGCAGCTGCTGAGATTTTACCGCCGACAAAACGGTCTAGGATAAAGCACGCCGTATTGGCGTACCATGCAGCCTCACCGCGCTTTTTCTCAGGTAGATAGGCGGGCCATGAGCATTTGAGAGCGCCGTCAGCGTGAACGCCGCCGGATGGCTTCTGCTTGACGAACAGGATAGTCTCGCCGACAGGGGCGATTGATGCAATATAATCGTTGAAATTCACTTGCCATACCTCCGCATAATTTTAACCTCAGCCGCCAAAGGAAGACCGCCCGCCCAATTCGGCGGAATGGTCATCGCCCGTCGCAACTCTAATGCGGCGGCGTCTGGTAGGTCTGTTTCTAGGACAATTTCGTCGTGAACGTGTAACACAGCGTCGACCTGTCGGAGAGCATAACGCAACAGGTCATTGGCCGTTGCCTGAGTGATATTCTCACAGGCCAAGCCTCTCCACAAGCGGGCGCGAGGCCATTCTTTTGCATCTTGTGCAGGTTTCCACGCAGCCTTCAGATAGGTAACCTGATCGTCCTCTACCCGCGCAAACGGATAGCACAGCACTCGGCCCGACGGCAGCGCGTACCAGAGATGCGTACCATCATAGAGATAGGTGACGCGACCAACCTCAATCGGATGGTTCTTGTTCCGCAACGCCCGCATATAGGCGCTCTCAAGGTTCTGCCAATAGGTCATCGCCCACGGGTTAGCCCTGCGCCATCCGTCGACCATCCGGCGGGCGTCGCTCTCAGGCAGCACGATGCCGTAGGCGCGGCCCATAGCAGCGAAGGCACCGATACCGCCGGAGAAGCCCAAGGCTAACTCTTGGACCTTGCCGATCTGGCGCTGCTCGTCGGTCACCTCGTCGTAAGGAACTCGGAAGGTGGCTGAAGCGTTGACCTTGTAGACATCCTTGCCAGTGACGAACAGTTCGAGCTTGGCGTCGCCCTGCGGGCTGTTGGACAGCCAAGGCGTGACACGGGCTTCGATAGACGACCAGTCAGCGACGACGAACAACTTACCCTCGGCGGGCAGCAGCGCAGGGCGCAGCATACCCTTAAGTACGTCGGTGACGCGCTTGCCGTACTTCGGGACAATCGCATGACCGCGCACCATTGCTTGGCGCACATCGTCAGGCTCTTTGGTGCACTTGCGGGTAAAGTTGTGGACCTGAGCGCCGTAGGATGATGCACGGCCAGTAGCAGATCCGCCGGCAAACACGAACGCGCCTCGGACACGGTTGTCCTCCTCATCAGCCAGCGCAGCCAAACGGCTGAACTTAGCAACAGATGAGGCCCACAGATCGTCAGCGCACTGGATGACTTCTTCGACGTCGGGCGGGACTTGTTCAGGGTCATTCATGGCAAGCAAGTTGGCCCGAACGGACTTGTCAATGGACTGCTTTTCTTCGCCATCTTTATGCAACGTCATCAACTTACGGGCTTCAGGACCGACACGGTCCCAAACCCACTGACGCATCTTAGGGCTGCGCACGGATGTGATAGCGCCTTCGGTCACCTCGGTGACGATCTGTTGGATCTCTTCCAACTCGGCGCTCGCGTACCGCACGGCGGCGTCGCAAAGCGCACGGTCAACGAGGACGCCTCGGTCGTTGATGCGCTCGTTAATGTGATAATCAAGCAGTTCGTCAGCAGCCATCTCACGCATGGCATTGCTGACAGCCCGCATGGCGCGGACGTCCTGTTCGCAATAGGCCACCATCTCGGCCATCAACGCGAGATCGTCATTAAAGGTTCCATCAGCGCGGGGGATTGACAACATGCGAATCAGTTGGTTGCCGCGATGGTCCTTCTTCATCGTGCTGCTGATGGCGCGGCCAATGTCTTCGAGTGAGCCTGGCAAGCAGTTAGCTCTTGCTTGTGCTGCGGTGCAATAGAACTGCTCTAACTTAAACGGGATCTCAAGAACGTGCCAGAAGATCAGACGCTCGAACGCGGCGTTGTGGGCGCGGATCTGTCCTTTATACTTACGGACATCTTCAGGAAATGGTTGATCGGGCATCCATGTGCGGACTTCGTCGTCATTAAACGCATAAGACATGCACAGCACGTCGGTCGAAGCGTCGAGGGAATAATTGTAAACGCCGTGCGTTTTGAGATCGCAACGGCTCCTTGTTTCAAAATCTAACCAGAGCATTTTACTTTACCTTTACAGTCAGTTGGGGCGTCAATTTGGTTGCTGGACTAGACACGGGAGAAAGCCAGAAAATACCGTGTTGCAACATCCTTGAACGCTGGCTTAACCGCCCCGTCTGGATTAAGAGCGACGACGACGGCGCGTCGGCGCTTCTTCTTCAACCGCAACTGTTTCTTCTACCGCGCCATCCATGCCGATCCATTTCTGGACTTCAAAGACAGGCGAGTAGATGCGGCCATAAGACTTATGCTGGTAGTGTTCCTTTTTGAGAGCCACCACTGGCACAGGCTTATCTTGGTTAGCCTCAACCTGCGCCGCGATTGCAAGTACCAACGCTTGGACGCTGCGCTTGCCACCAACCGAAGTCGTTGCATAACGGGCTTCCATGCCTTCGTCTTCGCCTTCAAGGCACTTGAGGCTCATGCCGATTTGGATCTCCCAACCACGCTTTGCGCTTGGCGGGGCCACATCCATTTCAGGCAATGGCTGAGATACTGGGACCATCTTCTCACCAAGCACTTCGCCGTCGCCCCAAGCAATATAGCCGTGGACGAAAGAGAATGGATTGACGGCCCAAGTAGATCCGTCTTCAACCTCGGTCTGATCGGCACCGAATACCCAATGGCCGGTCTTATCCATTTTAAGGATGACCGTGCCGCCGGTTGGATCAGCGACGTTTACCGCACGAAGAGTAGCGGCGAGGTTGGCGACGGGAAGGTTAGAGTTACCAAAGTTTACCAAGTTAGACATTATTACACTCCTAGTTTACTAAGGGCAGCAACCATTTGCTGACCGATTTGCAACACGGCTGGGCGAGGATCATCCTCGGATGCCAGTGTGTTACCCGACGAGACAGAGACGACTAAACCTTCCGGCATCGACAGCTTGGCCTTCTTTAAAAGCGGATCTGTCTTGGCCGGTGAGATTACAGATGTCACCGTCACTTCAGCATCAGGGAAATTCTGCGACAGCCATTCGTAAGCGGTCGCTTCATTAACCCATTGTCTCGTTGCACGTTTCGGCACCAGTTTATACCCTGGCACGGCTACGTTTTTCTCAAGCATTTGTGTTGCCAAAGAACGAAGGTCTTTAATCCAACCCTCTAGCAAATCAGCATTCGCAAGATACTTGCCGATCATCTCGGCGTCTACCCCTTGGATCTGCGTTTGGACCGCTCTGTCCACAGCCCCCGTCATAATTGGGCAGATCGGACGGGCGGCGCACCATTTGCAATGGTCACCATGTGCCAGCGGCGCATCTGTCTTTTCTGACCGTTTGACGGCAAGGATAAGCTCTTGCTCAAATGCAGCGATGCGGGCAGGGGTCGTGACCCAACGGGTTACGCCTTTGGTAGGCTGAATGATAATACATTCGATTTCAGTTGCTCCATCAAACACCCACTTGACGTCGGGTGTTCGCATGGCGGCTGCGGCGTAGAACATAAGTTGAGGATTCTCCTCGGCGTATACTGCAACTCCGTCTCCGAACTTCCAGTCAATGACGTAGGCTCGGTCACCAATTCGCCCAAGCAAATCAGTTGAACCGAACACTCCCGGCAGAATATCTTCACCGAAACCAACTCTTGTTTCGACGGCGATCTCCATAGATTTGTTAGGGTCAATCGCATCCAGAGCCTCAAGCGCCGGAATGAGCTTGGTATCCAAGAGATCCTGAGTAAGGGTGATGTTTTCATATTCACAACCTAGAAATGTCTCCGGCTGGACGTCCTTGTCCAATACCTGAGCGATGATGTCGTGGAGTAGGGTGCCTTCGTCAGCGTAATCGCTTGATGGCTTGGCGGGCATCTTGGCGCAAAGCGCTACCGAACCAGGGCAGGCGATGACGCGCTTGGCGGTCGAACCGCCTACAATGTTACTGTGTTGCATAGTCAACTTCCTTCAAATACTTCACCATATCGTCAATTAAACTCAACCGATCTTTTTCAGATGGGGCGCATTCCAGAGCTATTTTAAGCACTGTAATCAACGCGCCAATGGCTTCAGCGCCGCTTTGACCATCTAAAAGGTCTTGAATGTCATCTACTAACTCTTGCACTTTACTGTACCTCCGTTGTCGATGTGCCGAACATACTGCAACAAAAAGTGTTGTCAAATATTTTTTTTACTAAAGTGAAATTAAATTGACATCAAAAAGGTGATATACAGCTTTGACGCCGCAGAGGATATCTTATGCCCGCACATCCCTTATCAGATGAAATACTGATTGAAACACTGCGCATTTACGAGCAGTCCGGCAAAAATGCGCAAGCGGCGGCTAGGACGACAGGGTTACCATCAAATACATTTAAGGCGCGTCTAATGCGCGCACAAACCAGATATCCCAATGGGGTTCCAGATAAACCGACGACCGGTCAATGGATGTACCCAAGAATGATCGCCAAAGAAATACCCAATTCAGTATGGGTTATCGGGTCTGACATCCATGTATGGGACGGTGATCCTCCCTTGATTTATAAAGCCTTCGTAAAAATATGTAAGTCTCTGAAAGCTGATGGAATCATCTTGAATGGGGACGTAATCGATGGCGCTAGGATCAGTCGGCACTTACCGACCCGTGGCTCACGAGCACCAAAAATCGAAAAAGAAATCGAGACAGCCAAAAAATGGCTGCAATTACTCCCAAAAACCCGTCACCGTCTGTGGACCTTGGGAAATCACGACATCCGCATCGACAATTACATCGCCAGCAACGCCAACGAACTCGATGGATACATCATGTCCTTGGCGGAACATTTCACAGACTGGGAATTTGCATGGGCTTTTGAAATCAACGGCACAGAAATACGCCACCGTTTCAGATCAGGGATCCATTCGGGCTATAACAGTTCCGTCAACGCTGGAATTAGCACGGTCACGGGACATACCCACCAACTTCAGGTCACTGCTGTTAGGGATAGAAGGGGAACCCGCTGGGGCGTAGAGACAGGCACTATGGCCGATCCTAATGGTCCTCAATTTCAATACACTGAAGGAGCGCCGTCTAGGGCGCAGCAGGGTTTTGCCGTGCTTACATTTGATGAGGATGGGGTGATGATGCCCCCTGAACTGTGTGAGCTTGTAGGTGGTCGCCCAGTGTTCAGGGGGCAGTACATCTTTTAGGCTTCTTCGTCTTCTTCGTCTTCTTCGTCTTCAAGCTCGATCAAGCCTTCCAGACCTTCTTCCGTTTCGATTACCATCAAAATCGGGCGCTCGAACGCTTCTTGCATAAGATCGAAATCCGCTGCCAATTCTTCAAAAGTCGTACCGAATGGGGTAGCGTCTTCGTCGCTCCAATGTTCGATTTCGCCTGAATCATTGTAGAACACTTCACGGATTGAGAAAGTATCGCTATCCCAAGTGATTTCTTCGCCTTTTGGCTGATAAATAACCCGATAATTCCATGCCATAGCCATCGTCCTTCTGTTGGTTGTGTCGGAAAAATTCCATTCAAAACTTAAAACCGCATTACCTAAACGCATCGTCAAACCTCTCGTTTTCAGTGCAATTTACCTGACCATATTCCGATTGCAAAATAATGACGTTGTCAAACAATCTTTTACAAGATATGAATAATTATGGAAAAGCACATTGAACAGCATCTGGTGCGCGAAGTTAAGAAGCGCGGCGGCGTGGCGTACAAGTTCTCATCACCGTCGCATCGTGGGGTGTCAGATCGTATCGTCTGCCTGCCAGGACAAACGTGGTTTGTCGAGCTAAAACAGCCAAAAGGCAAACTATCGGCGCTTCAGGTATTATTCGCCGACAATATGGAACAGTTAGCACAACGCTATATTTGTCTGTGGTCAAAAGAAGATGTGGATAAGTGGTTAAATGAAATTGCGTGAATATCAAGAAAAAGGCGCGGATTTTTTGTACGAGCATGACCGCGCCATGATTTTAGCCCCCGTCGGCGCGGGTAAGACCGCGATGACGCTGGCGGCTATGCAGGATCTGGGCGGGCGTTTTCTTGTGTTAGCACCGCTGCGCGTCTGTAAAGACGTCTGGCCGGTCGAGCAACCCAAGTGGGCTCCGAAACTGAAATTGGTTGTAGCTACAGGAACACCGGCGCAACGGGCCAAAGCACTAACGTCCGACGCGGATGTGGTCGTGACGAACTACGACAATTTGCAATGGCTGGCAACGCAGCCACTGAAGTTTGACGCTATCGTGTTCGACGAATTGACACGATTAAAGAACCCATCTGGAGCACGATTTAAAGCACTCCACAAAGTCATCGACAAAATTAACATCCGTTGGGGTTTGACGGGATCATTCACATCCAACGGGCTTGAGGATGTCTTCGGCCAATGTAAGATCGTTAATCAATCCTTGCTCGGTCGGTCGAAAGGCGCGTTTCTTCAGCAATACTTCACGCTTCTTAACCCCGATTACGGCGAGTGGGCCGCTCGGCCAGGGTCGCTTGAGGCCGTGATGCAGCGCATCAAACCGGCGACATTTGTGCTGGAGCCCGGCGAATATGCCGACAAGCTGCCGCCATGCCATATGGTCGAGATGCGTTGCGATATGGACGACCGCAAAGCATATGAGCAGATGAAGAAAGATTCAATTGCAAAATTAGACAAAGACATCACGGCGCTGACTGCTGCGGTCGCCATCAATAAATTACAGCAGATATCGTCAGGATTTGTGTACGACGAGGACGGGGAGGCGCATTGGGTAGGGTCGCACAAGTTTGATTTGCTTGACGAGATCTTGACCGAAAATCAGGGTGCCAACACAATTGTTGTCTATAATTTTAAAGAAGAACTGGCAGAACTCCAACGGCGTTATCCACAGGCCAAGACCATCGACGGCAATGTTGAGGCGTGGAACGCAGGCAAGATCCCGTTGTTGCTGATCCACCCTAAATCCGCAGGACATGGCCTAAATTTACAACATGGCGGAAATAAGATTATCTTTATGTCTTTACCGTGGTCGCTTGAGTTGTTCGAGCAGACCGTCGGTCGACTACACCGCGGCGGCCAGAAGCATGAGGTCTGGTGCTATATTATTATGACCAACAAAACAGTGGATGAACGGATATGGGCGAGCCTACACGACAAAAAAACAATATCGGAAATCGCGTTGAACGAGTTGAAGCAATAAGAACTAAGTTGAATGTTGCAAAAGATTTGTTATCACACCGGCAGCGTTTTCTGCTATCGGTACAAAAAGCAGTAGCCCGCGCTGCGCGTGAGGTTGAAGGATTGGAGAGCAGACTTGGATACGAAGAAACTAAACTGGCGGACCTTAAACGACAGGCTTTGCACCTACACCGAAAGCGAGCTCTTGTTACTGATAGAGAGCGAGCGTCAGACGGCACGAAGGTTGTCAGTTCTGAAGAGGCTACACCAGAGGTATAGCATCCTCAGAACGGCGCGTGAGCGTCAGGATCTGCTCGAAAACGCTACGCACTTATAATAGGCGCGGCTGCTCGGACATATCATGCGCGGCTGCTTGCACTTCAGCTACGCGCCGCGCCCAGCCTTTACCAAAGGTCGCAAACGTAGACAGGCTCTGCAAGAACTCTAGTCGGGCAGCGCATACAGCCGCCGCCACTTCACTAGGGTCTGCCGCTTTACAAGCAGCAATTGTGACTGGCCCGATTTGTCCGTCGGCTGTAACACCAAGTGCCTGCTGCAAGGTTTTGGCTGCGCGGCCCGTCCCCGAATTGACCGCAAGATCAAAGACTGCATAATCCACGCCTTCAGGTAGATTGTCGCCTTTAATCATATTCCAATACTTGGCTTTGTACATTGGACCTACGTCAGTCGGCGTCAGCGCCCGCATATCCGCCTCGGTTACCGGATGGCCAACCCAAGCCTCCCAAACCTTCTGCGTGACGCCTAGATTGGTACGCCCGCCTGGGTCCGCCGGATGGTTGACGTAACCGCCTTCGGATTTAAGGACGAGGGCTAGGCAATGCGCGAAATTACTTTGCATGGACGCCAAGCGTTTTTTCGTATGTACGAAGACCGGCCATACCAAGCATCGCCGTTACCAATTCCATAAGGGATGAATCAAGAGTAGGCAGATCGTGCCACCCCGCTCCAACGGCGATCGGACGCAATAGATATTGGTAGAGTAGACCAATTGCACCAACCCAACCAATAGCAGGACGCCAACCAGATACAAAAATATTGGCGTTCTGAGCTTCAACTGCATTAACTTCATTTTGTTGTTTATCCCATCCTTGCAACGAATCGCGAAGTTCGGATTCAAATTTTGCTTTGGCTTCTGGATCTGGAATAAATTTATCCAAAACCTTCATGCCAGTGGCTACAATGTCATCTAAGCCCATGTTATTTCACCGT